TAGTAACACAATTAAAACACCTACAGATACAAGTAGTAACACATTTACCCATAATAGTACTTATAATAGTACAATTTACAATAATGTGTATACTTCAATAACCGATATATTTTCATTATCCAATATACTATTATTAATATGGTTTTTATTTATTTATTTGATCATTTTTTTTTTAATAAAATCATTTTATAAAAATGATTCAGACCCTTTTAAAGAACAAATGATTCTTAGTCGTGGTATTGATATTTTTATATTTGGTATATTGATTGTATTTATCATATATACATATTTATCATTATCTATTTCAGATAAACAAAATATAATTGGTTATTCTTTAAATTCAGCTTATCAGTTTTACAATAATCCAAACACTTTCTTTAATTTGTTAGTTTTTATTATTCTTTTCTATTGTTTTATTTTTTTTTGTGGTGTTCCTATGACAAGAGAAACCCGTCCATCCTCTATATACTTATTTGAACAATTTTTGTGGATAATTTTTATAACAGTAATTATTGCCGATTTTTTTATTTATATTTTGGGTATACCAATTATAGATTTAATATTTGGATTGGATGGCGGGTTAATAAATAAATGGTATAATTTACGTTCAACAATCGATGCCGATACAACTATTATTCCGTTGAAAAATAATGATATAAGTAATAATATTAAAATAAAAAAACCAGAAGTGTTCAATATATCTAATAATTTATATACGTATGAAGACGCAAACTTCGTTTGTAACGCATTTGATTCAAGATTGGCAACAGTGGATGAACTACATGATGCATATGATAAAGGAGCAGAATGGTGTGTAAATTCGTGGAGTGCAGACCAAATGGCATTATTTCCTACGCAAAAATCAACGATAGACCGTTTGCAAAAAATAAAAGGTTCAGAAAATAGTTGCGGAAGAATGGGTGTTAATGGAGGTAGAATGGATGACACATCTATGAGATTAGGCGTTAATTGTTATGGTATAAAACCAGACGCATCTGATAGAGATAAAACTAGAATGAATAATATAACTAGTTATATACAGCCTAAATCCAAAGAAGAAATGATATTAGATGCCAAGGTTAATTTCTGGAAAAACAATAAAGATAAATATACAGTATTAAGTCCATTTAATAGTGAACAATGGGCGTATAATTGAACATGACCCATTGTTCCGACCGACGGAACCATCGGTAAATATTTATTTCAAATATTGTATTCTATGTAATACACAATATTTGTGGAATGTTTAATTCGAATACATTAACTCTTGTCCCAACCAACTGATCCGATGATGAACAATTCTTAGTGACACCATAATCGATTTTAACCCTTATTCAATTCAGTAATTTTACAAAAAAATTAAATATTATGTATGTTGTTTGATTATTTTTAACCTGTAGTGTCGTTCTAATGAAATGATATATTAACCTTTATTCGTTCCAGGGAGTTTTATATATCAAATATTGTATATTATATAGAATATTTGAAACCAATTATTGTGTCATAAATACCTTTGTATTTTTAAATAAATGTACATGTTTACAGACGGATCCTTCGGTTGGAACGAATAATGGTTAACGTGAAAACGACTTTAATGATAATGTAAGATATTTTCGTTTCACCAAAAAGTAGATCTCCCATTTTCTTCCATTCAGGAAAATCAGGTCATCGCCTACGATATTCGTTCCGGCGATTATCTCATTTGGGATGGGGGTAATTCTATTTCTTTGAATACCTCTATTATTTTCTCATTCTTCTCGTCATTCGTAATGCTTGAATCAAATGTAATGTATTTGATAGTTTGTAAATAGTATTCATGATATAGTATCTTAACTGATTCTAGTCCATCGTATTCCCTAATATCATAAAAATCTTCGTATTTACTGTCAATGTATTTTACACTAATATTAGATGCTTTATCGTCACTGAATTCAACACCCCCTATTTCTTTATATATATCCACCAGTAAATGATTGTGTCTAAGAGTAAAATAACAAGGATATTTAATTTTATGTTCGGGGCTTCTTTTATTGTATATTTCAATCGCTTTCTTTGAAATCGAGAAACCTCCATAACATGTGTTATATAATACACCTATTTTATCGGGGGTAGTGCGAGAAATAGCGGTTACAATACCTTTTTCAACGAAATTCATTTGTATATTAGATAACAATATATTTATATAGTTACCAAACGAAACACAATTGTAAAATATAGATTTCAACTCTCCAAGAAGTCATCAAACCCTTGTTCCAACCACCTCAAGATGTTCGAGAGATGCCACACTTTCTGGATAAGTTCTTCTTTGAATATCTCCGTATTTTTTCTTCATATTTTCATTGTCACGAACCCGTATGAAGATGTGTATAATGAACTCTTTTTCAAGACGCTGATACAGATAGCGAAATAACACAAACTATGTGTAGAAACACAACCCCACTAGTGATTGAATTGTAGGACAACCATTCGCCTGATTTGTATAACTGGATACGTTTGTGTGAGAATCCCAGTTCTATACCGATTTTGACGAAGGAAGAAAACAGGAACAAAATAAAAATGACTTACTTACCCTTATTCATTACAGGGAGTTTTGTATATTATCAAATTTTGTATGTTATATAGAATATTTGAAACTAATTATAGTGTCATTCTAATAAATACTATTGTATTGGTAAAGAAATGTTTACCGACGGATCCGTCGGTTGAAACGAATAAGGGTTAAAATCAGACAAATGCAATAAAAATATAATAGTATAATAAATATATATGCAAATCACAAGAAAAAAACGTTTTAAAAATACAAATAGAAAATCAAAGAAAATAAACTGCAGTCCAATTGTAAAAGGTCATACTACTGATAAATTTACATGTTATACCAACAATATTTTAATTGAAATTAAAACAGCTTTTAACAATCAACCTGAAAATAAAAACGATTTTTCACGGCAAATTAATACAAATGACCCTATAGAAGTTTTAAATCAACTGCGATTAAAAATGGCAAATGCATGTGATAAAGAAAAATGTTGGTTAAAACTGCTCAACCGTCAACAACAAACCGTTATTAATGAAACCGTTTTTGCGCCGGAAAAACCACCCGAATGGAAAAAAAATCCCAATGAATGGTTATCAAATTTCGATATATTAAAAGTATTAAAACAATACGAAAAAAGTAATCCGGATTTTAAATTTATTGGTCCAACACCAATCGATTTTGATAGTCCCTCACGTTTTGAAAATGATAAATGTGTTTGGGAAGAACTTTGTCATTTTTCTTTAAAAAAATATATTGATGCTAATTTTAAAAAAATAGGGGTTATATTTAATTTAGACAAACATTATGATAATGGAAGTCATTGGGTATCTTTATTTATAGATATATCAGATTCTTTTATTTTTTATTTTGATAGTGCGTCGAATGAAACTCCCTCTGAAATTAAATCGTTTGTTAAAAAAGTTCAAAGACAATCTTTGGAAATTGGAGAAAATAAGAAATATGATTATTATGAGAATTATCCAAATAATCACCAACGATCTAATACCGAATGTGGTATGTATTCCTTGTATTTTATAATCACTATGTTGAATAATAAAAAGTCATTACAATATAAAATAAAACTTTTTAAAGAAAAAAAAATAAAGGATAAATTTATGAAACGATTAAGAAATGTTTATTATAATTCCTAGTGATATGTAGTTTTACATAATTGAAGAATTTAACCATTATTCATTTTAACTCGTAAATCTATATGTATTTTTTATTTCAATTTATAACAATATTACTAGAATTATATCATGTTTGGGTTCAAATATTTTATATTATATATAATATTTGATGATTTGTAAAAACACATAAAACAAACAACAAATAATAATGAAACTTAAAAAATCGATTTAAAATTTAATTGTTAGTGAATTAAAGTAAATAATCATCTAAGAAACCACATTCTCACGTAAAATGCAAAAATACAAAATTATAAGGTTTGCAATTTCATCTTTTGAAGACCATGAATTAGTGGATTATGTAAAATCTAAAGTAGTCAAAAATACCAGATACAATAATATATGTAAATCAACTGTAATTCGTCCCATGAATTTTGTGTCCAAAAATATGAATGAATATCAAAAATATCTGTTTTTGTCCTTAAAAAAACTCAATTTAGGAAGAATGTCCAATTTGCTATACGAATATTAACTTTAGAAATAAAGTCACTACAAGTTGCGATCACGTTTTTTGTCGCAGTTGTTTACAAACGTGGTTGCATAAGGATAATAACAATTTGTACTTGTTGCAGAAAATACATTGAGTATTACGAATCTTATACATGTTGTACCAATGGTAGCCATGAATATATGTGGTATATATTTTCAATTAGTAATTGTTTTGTGAAACCATTTTATTCACGATATCCTTATCTGTTGTGATTTTATTAGAAAATAAGAGACTGAATATTTATCAAATGGGTTAGATAAATAACTAAAACAAATACTTTTTTATTTTTTCATATAATAATTCGGCACAATTTTAATACCAGCTGTTATTACAATAAAACAAGCAGATATTAATACACCTATCATTGTAACAACCGTTTGATTGTTATTTATTCCATAATACAAACAACCTATTATAACTGCAATAAAAATACTGCAATATACAATGTAAAACTGTAATTGAGTAATAGATGTTTTATCTATAATGTAACTATATATAAATCCCCCTGCAAAAAATAAAACAAAAAACATCATTATTGCGATAATAGAGTAAACAATTGTTGTTAAAATATCAATATTTTTTTGGTTTTTATAGCTTGTACTTGATAGAGGTATTTGGTATAAATCAATATTTGGGGCAGTTTCGTCAGCCACTATTTCACATATCATTTCATTTCCATCTGCATCCAATGCATATCCAGTTGATGAATCTCCTGATGATGGTTCCTTACCACTTACAACAACAAATCCTTCTTTATCTTGTTGATGGGGGTGTGTGTAATTTGGTGAATAATCAATATTTTTTACCATAAAAGGATATTTGAAATTATCATTATCGCGTTGAAGGAGATTTAATGAAGAATTAAATAAGATTGGTTTTTCAATTAGAATAACAAAACATTTGTTTCCTTCCCGTTCGACTGTTTCATACATTTTCCAACTAATGGGTATTTTTTCATTTTCTTTGATATATGGTTTTAAAAGCAATGAAATATCAATTTCACTACACCCATTAGATTGAATCAAATCATCTATTATATTAGTGGATTCATCATTACTGCGTTGGTTGTATAAAAAGAAACAAACGTAAATGGGTATAATACATGACGAAATAGGTATATGTTTAATTACTAATTCTGCGTCATGGAATCCTTCGTGTAATTTATTTCCATATAATGTTAAATCACTTGTTTGATAATATTTTGTAAAAAAATCCTTGTTGTTTAAATATATATTTGGGCGATTTGCATTACCTCTATAAACACATTGTATTGTATTTGAAGTTTTTTGAATTTCTTGACAATTAATTGGATAATAATTAAATTCAACATTTACACTGGTTAATAATTTGTGTTTAAATTCTAAAGATTTATTTTCATTCATCGTATTTGAATCAAATACCGAATTAATCATATAATATATATGTATATTATTTATTTCAAATTGTAGATTTTTTATTTTATTTCTTTATTTGTTCCAACTGAAGTAATCATCGGTAAACGATTTTTTTCAAAATACATTGTTTTATTATAATAACACTATAGTTCGTTATATTGTTTATTTTATAAAAAATATGAAAAAAACGGGGTTAGCTGTTATATATTTGATATCAAGTATTTTACATATATATATCATATTTAGAATAGAAACAATTAAAAATGCAATACAACTTCCATAGATTCTGTTTTTAAACATTTACATGCAAAAATAGACAATTCTTCTCTTTTTTTTCGAGTGGTTGTTTTTTCTGTAATATTTATATTGCTATTTTCACAAAGATTTTGTTTCTTTTTTCTAGATGTGCTATTTCGTGCATTCATGTCTCCTTCGATTTTATCATAATTATCATCTATATATTCCAATATTTTGTTTTCTATAGACCATTTAAAAAAGTTTAATTGTCCAATAGTGGTCTCCATAAAATGGTCATTATCATATGGAATTGTGATTCTTGCCCATCTACAAAATGGATCAAATTTAATCTTTCCATATGCTTTTAATTTTAGTTTATATTCATTATAAACACGAAAACTTTTATTATATTTGGATTGTGAAGAATTATTTTTATATATAATATCATTTTTCTTTGCATAATTTGTAACAAACCAATCAATAATTCGCAAAGAAAGACGTGAATTACCATTAATTACATCTGACATTTTTTGCATGTTATTGTTTTCTTTAAAAAAAATCATGAGATTTTCAAATAATAAATGATTTTGTGTAGTAATATTTGATGAATTATATGTCATATTTAATATTATTATTTTGTATGTGATTTTCATTATTTCTTTATATGTTTCACACATCACGTCTTCCAATCCTGAATTGACTAAATCTATTTCTTGAACCCCATGAATAATATTCGCTTTATATTTATCAGGAATAGATCT